TGCTGCAGCTATGGGTCGTGCTATGGATGATGTTATTATCGATGCAGCTCTTGGTACAGCATCAACAGGAGAAACAGGTTCTGGTTCAGCTACGCTAGATTCAACAAATAACATGGTAGGTTCAGCTTCATCTAACGATGGATTGACCATTGCCAAGTTGCTTGAAGCAAAGCGTAAGATGGACTTAAACGATGTTGACCCTTCTATCGCACGTTACATTGCAGTAGGGCCAAAGCAGATTGAAGACTTACTTGGTACAACTCAGGTTACTAGTTCAGACTTCAACACTGTAAAAGCTCTTGCTCAAGGTGATATCAATACATTCTTAGGCTTTGAATTCATTATGACAAATCGTCTTGATGTAGATTCAAATGACATCCGTTCATGCTTTGCATGGGCAGAGGATGGTATTACCCTTGGAATAGGCAAAGATGTTTCTGCAAGAATTGATGAGCGTTCTGATAAAGGGTATGCAACTCAAGTTTACTATTGCATGGATATTGGTGCGGTGCGGATGGAAGAGTCCAAAGTCGTAAAAATATTCTGTGATGAAACACCAGACTAAGATAGGAGAATAGAAAATGACAACTAAAAATTCCGACTTAGTCGCAAATTATCTTGCACTACCTCAAGTTGCTAATCCAGCAAGTGAGTTAGGTGGAAGAATTAGAATAGCATCCGGAAACGTAGCATTGGCTGCTGGTGACAGCACAGATAATGATATCGTTTATCTTGCTCCTATACCATCACACGCTAATCTTGTATCTATCAGGATTGGAACAGATGCATTAGGTGGTTCATGTACTTACAATGTTGGCTTATATAAGTTAGACAATACTGTTGTAGATGAGGACTGTCTTGCAACTACTGTTGCAGATGGAGCAGCCGTTGCTGAACTTCGCTATGAAGTTCTTGACTTAAATACAACAGGTCAAAAGCTTTATGAGCTTGGCGGTTTAAGTACAGACCCAAATGAACCACTTTATGTAGCAGCTACTTTTGCAGCTACTGGTGGAACAGCAGGAGACATGGCATTTATTATTGAATATGCCGTAGACTAAATAATTTGGGGCAGTGCTGACTCATGATAAGGTACTGCCCTAACATAATTTAAAGGATAAAAGATATGTCTTCTGTTGTTGATATTTGTAATGAATCAATGGATTTACTTGGTGCAGCTACAATAACTTCCCTTGATGAAAACTCCAAAGAAGCAAAATTATGTAACAGAAGATTTACAACAGTGCGTGACCAAGTATTACGCTCACATCCTTGGAACTCTGCTATACGCAGAGCATCATTAGCTAAAGATTCTGATGCACCTGCATTTGGATTTACAAGCCAGTTCTCCCTTCCTACAGACCCATTTTGCTTACGTGTTTTATCCTTTTATACTGATAGTATAAATCAAGATATAGCTGCATATGAATCACAGGTTATGTTTAAAATAGAAGGAAGAAAAGTATTATCGGATGAGACAGCTTGCAAGATAATATATGTAGCAAGAGTTACCGATACAGAAGAATATGACAGTTTGTTATCAAGCACAATAGCACATAAACTAGCCTCTGAAGTTGCCTATGCAATTACAGGAAGCTCATCCTTATCAGGGCAGATATATCAATTATATCAAGCCAGATTATCAGAAGCTAAAGCAATGGATGCTATGGAAGGTGTACCAGATAGATTGACCTCAAGTGAATTTATTGATGTAAGGGTATAATATGGCGCGAGTGTCAACCATAGTAACTAACTTCCAGTCTGGCGAACTAACACCAAGACTTGAAGGAAGGGTAGACTTACAGAAATACAGTGCTGGTGTTCAAACCCTACAGAATATGGTTGTCTTCCCTCAAGGCGGTATTACCAGAAGAACAGGTAGTTACTATGTTAATTCATCAAAAGATGGTGGCGAGGTTAGACTTGTAAACTTTGAGTTTGGTGCAGATACCACATCAGAAGAGCCTGTATCTTATGTATTAGAGTTTGGACTAAACTATATACGTTTTTATAATAATGAAGCGATATTAACAGAAGCTACCAAAGCTATATCAGCTATTACCAAAGCAAACCCAGCGGTGGTTACAGCATCATCTCATGGCTATAGTAATGGTGATAGAGTATTTATCAAAGACATTGTAGGCATGACGGAACTCAATAACCGTGAGTTTACCGTTGCAAATCAAACAACCAATACATTTGAGTTATCTGGTATTAATAGCTCTGCTTTTACAACTTATGGATCTGGCGGTACATCTGGTAAAATAGTTGAGATAACTACCACATATACAGTAGCACAGGTAAAAGAACTAACCTTTGCACAATCAGCAGATGTAATGTTCATAGCACACAGAAGTCATGCACCAGCGCAACTTACTAGAACAACGGCCACTTCATTTACACTTGCTGATATGAGTTTTGTAGATGGCCCTTATGAAGATGAGAATATAGGAACAACAACAATTACATCAGATGCAAACACAGGTACAGTTACACTAACTGCTTCTGCCGATTTATTTGCATCATCTGATATAGGCTCTTTGTTTAGATTTAGAGATATTGTTGAAGTGCAACATGACGCGTGGTCTACGTCTGATACCTATTCACAGAATGATTTAGTTAGACATAATGGCAATGTGTACAAGAAAACAGACGCTGGGAGTAATGAGCAAACAGGAGCGCAAGCACCTGTTCATACATCAGGCTCAGAGGTGTATGGGAATCATACATGGCAGTTCCAACATAGTGGTACAGGATTTGTAAAAATAACAGCCGTTGCTAGTGCTACATCAGCTACAGCTATCGTGCAGAATAATTCTGTAAATGGGAATATAAATACACTTGTATTGCCAAAGAACTCCACAGATGGAACAACAAGATGGTCAAGGGGCGCATTTAGTACACGAAATGGGTTTCCAAGAGCAGTTGCATTTTATGAAGAAAGATTATTTTTTGCTGGTACAACAGCACAGCCACAAAGTATCTTTGGCTCTGTAACAGATGATTTCACCAATCATAGCCCTGGCACAAACGATGATGATGCAATAAATGTAACAATAGCATCTGATAAGGTAAATGTTATAAAACATTTAATACCGGGACGTTTTTTACAAATACTTACAACAAGTGCAGAGTTTACATTATCTGGTGGTACGCAAGGGGCTGCGGTTACTCCTACATCAGTAAACGTATTACGAGAAACTACCTTTGGCACATCAAATGTGCGCCCACTTAGAGCAGGAGCAAGCACCATATTAGTGCAGAAAAGTGGCGAGAAAGTAAAGGAAGTTACTTTTGATTTGAATACAGATGGTCTGGTGGGAAGAGACTTAACAATATTAGGAGAACATCTAGCTAAAGGCGGTCTTACAGATATGGTTTGGCAACAAGAGCCAGAGCTTATCTTATGGTTTGTGCGCTTTGATGGAGTATTGATAGGTCTTAGCTATGACCCTGCAAACAATACAGTTGGATGGCATCAGCATCAGTTTGGTAATTCTGGTGTGGTAGAAAGCGTTACATCTATACCTAGCGGTACAGAAGACCAAGTATATTTATCAGTCAAACGTACTATCAATAGTATTACAACAAGACATATCGTATATCTAAAATCATTTAATTTCTCTCAGAAAGTAAGAGATGCTTTTTTTGTAGATTCTGGTGTTACCATAGAAAACACAGCTAAGACTATTACAGGTGCTTCATTATCTACAGACCAAGTAAGCAGTGTTACAATAGACCATCAGACAGTTACTATTACATCTTCTTCACATGGTTTTAGCAATGGAGATGATGTGGTTATTAATGATGTAGTGGGCATGACTGAATTAAACGCAGACAGTTTTACCGTATTTAACTCGCAAACAAATACATTCGAGTTGGCAAACCCAGCAAGTAAAAGCATTAAATCAATTACCAAAGCAAACCCAGCAAACATTAATATTGATAATCATGGCTTTGCTACCAATGACCAGATAGCTATATTTGATATCGTAGGTATGACAACAGTTAATAATACAGGTGTTATCGTAACAAAAGTAGATGATAATAATTTCACGATAGGTGTTGATTTAAGTGCAGTAAGTGGATTCCCAGCAGCCAAAGTAAATAATGGAAGTGGTATAACCAGTGGTGCTACGGTCATTGATATCGATAACGTGTCAGGTACAATATCAACAGGTATGGTGGTAACAGGAACAAACATTGCTTCGGGAACAACTGTTGTTGCGTTGGCTGGTCAAGCAAAGATTACGCTATCTACTGGCACAACAGGCGCAATCAGTGATGATGCAGATTTAGTATTCTTACCCAACAGCGGTGTAGTACGTAAGGCAACTAACGGTACGCCTTTTACAACTTACATATCAGGTGGTGAAGCACGTAAAAAAGTATCTGCTGTTACAGGTGTTAATCATTTAGAAGGCGAGACTATAGCTGTTCTGGTAGATGGCGCAAGTCATGCAGATAAGACTGTTACAAATGGCAGTATCACATTAGATAGAACTGGCGGTGTAATTCATGTTGGGTATAACTATGACTCTTTAGTTAAGACTTTGCGTATGGAAGGTGGTGCAGAAGATGGTATATCACAAGGAAAGATAAAAAGAATACATGGGGTAACAGCACGATTTATAGATACAGTTGGCGCAGAAACAGGGCCAGATGTAGACAATCTTGACCGTATGCCATTCAGAGATAGCAGTATGGCTATGGATGGCCCAATACCATTATTCAATGGTGATAAAGAAATATTCTTCCCATCTGGGTATGATAATGATGCACAGGTTGTTATAAGACAAAACCAGCCCTTGCCTATGACCATACTTGCAATTATGAGAAGGTCTAATACATTCGATGCTTAAACTTAGAACATTTGATAAAAAAGATATAGATAACATAGACTTAGAGTTTGTTATTGAAAAGCAACATAAAGATGCTTTCATCGCTCCAGAGCGCATACATGGTTACACCTTAACCTATGATGATGTTATATTAGGTATGGGCGGTGTTCATTTTATGTGGGGCAAGGTTGCAGAAGGTTGGTTTTTTATATCTAAACTAGGTAAGGTAAAATACAAATCTGTGGTAAAGCATACCTATTATATGTTTGATGTAATAGAAACAGAAAACAATATTGATAGAATACAGGCTAGTGTTTCAGCAGATGACCCAACAGCAATACGATTTGCAAAATGGCTTGGCTTTGAGAATGAGGGTTTGATGAGACAATATGGTGTGGATGGCGGTGATTATTACCGCATGGCGAGGATAAAGTAATGCCTGATGGTGGATTAACAGCATTAGCCGTAGGTGGTCAGGTTCTTGGCGGTATCATGGGTTCAAAAGGAAACCAAGCTGCTGCTAGGTCTGCACAACAAGTAGCTGAATATAATGCACAGGTTGCTGAGAATGAAGCAATTCTTTTACAAAGACAGAAGAGAGAAGAAGAATCTGCGCTTAGAAGGCAGTCTGACAGGCTTATAAGCACCCAGAGAGTCGCTACAGCAACTTCTGGTATCAGAATGTCTGGCAGTCCATTACAGGCTATGGCAGACGCTTATTTCAATACAGAGAAAGATGCAGCTAGAATACAATACGCATCAAGCATACAGCAAATGCAAAAGGAATCAGAAGCAACTTTATCAAGGCTTGAAGGACAAGCAACAGCACAAGCATTAAGAATACAAGGACAACAATCACTGCTTGGTGGATTTACCGATGCAGCATCAACAGGAGCAACTTTAATTGCCTAAGATACCATTATACAATCAAGGCGTAGGCCCAACACAAGGATTAGCTGCTGGTCAGTTATCGCCAAGAGCAAGTACAACAGCCTTTACCGCACCAGGAAGAGCTTTTGCAGGGTTTCAGCAAACACTATCGCAAGCAGGAAAAGTAGCCGCT